CCCAAAGCCGTGTTTATTACATCACCACTACTTGTAGGCAAACCAGCACTGCCTCCAGCAGCCGCAATCAAGGTGTTGATTATGTCACCACTGGCACTGGGCATGATTAGTGAACCACTGTTGATAGGCATGAAGTGTTGGGCAATAGCATCCCCACTACTTGTTGGAAGGCTGCCAGCAAGCACGTTGCCCAAAGCCGTGTTTACTACAGCCCCACTACTTGTTGGAAGGCTGCCAGCAAGCACGTTGCCCAAAGCCGTGTTTATTACATCACCACTACTTGTGGGCAAACCAGCACTGCCTCCAGCAGCCGCAATCAAGGTGTTGATTATGTCACCGCTGGCGCTGGGCATGATAGCTGAACCACTAGTGAGTGGCATAGCTAAAGATGTAAGCATATAATCAGAATTAATAGCTAACCCGCTATTGAGAGGCATAAAGTGCTGGGCGATTGCGTCCCCGCTAGTTGCTGGTAGACCGAGAGCAGCTCCAATTAATGTATTGATGACATCTCCGCTGGATGCTGACATAGCCCCGTTAACTATGGCATCAAAGGCGTCGTTTATGACGCCACCGCTAGTGATAGGTAGCGCATAGTTGGTAACACCCTTTGTAATCTCACTATTGATAACAGCTCCGCTAGAGATAGGTAAGTAACCACTGCTGACGGGTATGCTGCCAGCAAGCACATTGCTTAGGGCTGTGTTTATTACAGCGCCACTAGATGTGGGAAGACCTGTAGAGGCTGAAGCAAGATTTGAAAAAGCGGTGTTTATTACATCACCACTATTTACTGGTATGTACCCACTAGAAACTGGTATACTGCCTGATAAAACATTTGATAATGCTGTATTTATTACATCACCACTAGAAGCCGCCATCCTACCGGAAATGACATTTGAGAAAGCTGTGTTTATAACGCTGCCGCTGGTATCAGGTATATAGTTGTGCGCTCCAAGAAGTGTGTTAATAACATCACCACTTGATAATGGCATAAATGTAGAGTTTATGGTTGCTATGTCGCTTTTATTAGTTTCTACTACCCCACTCAAAGCCCCGAACTCTCCGGAGGGTTTTGATGCGGTTGTTTGTAGAGAACCATCTGAAAATCTAACTGTAGTTACATTAGCTGTGCCGTTAACGTCTAGGGTGTAATTTGGGGCTGTAGCTTTTCCTAAAGCCAAAGAGCCGTCAGAGCCTACGGAAGAAAGTGTTGTGCCCGCATTGTTAGCCCATACCTGAAGTGGATAAGATTGGGCCGCTGCTCCTTTGACGGTTAAAGCATTAACATTGGCTGAACCATTTTTTATTTCAGTTCCACCATCTTTTGTTACTTGTACTAAATTTGACCCTTCATGGGATATATAAAATCCTAGGTTAGAGTCTATATAGGCATACGCATCAGAATCGCCATAAAGCCCTGCTGTACCATTTGAGCCATAGACATATCCATATTGTGGAGCTGTTGTTTCTGAACTGGGAGAATCCTTTAAGCCAAACTTCCACGTTGGATCGCTTGAATCTTGCATGTGGAGAGCGACGGTTTTATCAGAAGAGTTATCTACAAAAGCGTGGATAAAATTGCCAGCGCTTTGTCTCGTCAAAGTTAAAGGTTTGCCTTCTGGTAGGTAATTGTTATCTCCAAAAAATACAGTCTTCTCTGCGGGCAAAGTACAAAACACTATTGATACACCATTTAGGTCTATCTTAGACCCTCCGCTGCTGCTGCTTAGGACAGTATCTCTAGAAAGAGTGTTAGTGTCAGAAGCATAGGTGCCTATGCCAACTTCCCACCTTATGTCGTTTTCAATGGTGTAGAATGTAGTGTTTCCATTGCCTATGGCGGAGGAAAAGGTTTGAAAAGCACCAAAACCACCAGCTAACAGAACGGAGCCTGTCCCGCTAGTTATTGATGTTTCTTTAACTCTGTTTGCTAATTTTAACATTTTTTAAACTCCGCAGTAAAGCGCTTTTAAAGCGTTGTATGTTGTTGTGTCGCCTATAACTCCGTCTGCCCATTCAGTATCGTAATCTGTGCTAGACCCTTTGGCGAAGGAATACATTATAGTATTTGGGTCGGAGAAGTGTGGTAAGCCTAGTGCGTGGCCAAATTCATGAACAGCTACCATTTTTATGCTAAAAGCGTTAGCTACTACCTGACCATCTCTTCTCCATCTGTCAGCATAGTCAAAGTGCATGTCTCCCCCATGATTTCCAGTAACTCCTAGAATAGCTCCGGGATAATAAGCATGTGCCAGCACGCTAGCTTTAGCCATCGTGTGCATACCCACTCTTATATCCCCTATATTTGCTCCGGGGTAGTCTGAGAATCTGTAAGTTCCCGTGGAGTCGCCGGGCCTTCCTCGTCCTCCGGTACTCCTTAGGGTTGTTATAGTTTCATCGCCTATATCAGTAAATGTGACAGTTAACCAAGAGCAAGCATTTTCAAGAGCCGCTTTCCAGACAGCAAAAGCCTCCATTATATCTGCTTTAAACTCTGAGTTTGAAACATTTCCAAATTGATCTTTGAGTTCAACAAAGACAGCTGGGTTATCGATGTCGTCGTCAGTATCGTCTTCGGACAAAGTGCCTGCTTTTATCCAGCTTACATTAAAGTTAACAGTTGTAGGAACTTTGTTTCTATCCATAAAAACAGCGCACAGTTCAGGCCAGCCCAAGCCAGTTGTGCAGTCGCAATCAGGAATACCGTCTTCGTCTTCGTCTATGTCTGGCCGGCTAGCGCAAAGTCCGGGTGCGTCGTATATGGCTTGAGAACCATTAGCAGCGTGTAGGAGCCACCTTTCGTTTATGTTTAAAATCTCGTATGCACAGCCATTAGCTTTTACGGTAAATCCATCGCCTGTTTTGTTTCCACCGCCATTCAAGCAACTAGGAAGAGGATTTGGATCGCCATTAGAATCGACTATATATCTTTGGTAGGTCGCATGGCTAGCTTCGTTTGTGGATATGTTCCAATACCACTCGTCTATTAGGGCTCTAACTTTGGCTACTCCCAAACTACCGCTATTATCTATAAAAACAGCAAAGCAGTCATAGTTGCCTCTTAAGATCTGTTCTGTTATATGTTTTAAAGCGGCTCTGTCAGCAGAGGTGATAGTATTTCTTTTTACATTTTTCTTGATGTACAATACTTCCTCGGGAAGACCTTCTACCCCTCCGTCGTCTCTTGTTCTAGGCTTTAGTTCAGTCCCATACGCGCCTTCCTCAACGTGCATGAAGGCCATGTCACAACGCCCAATTCTCTGAGATTTTTGTCTTAGGTATATTAGATCTTCAATATAAACACTCTCGTATTTTGCATCGCAGCAGTAAGACTGCTCAGCTTCGTCTTGAAATATGATAGTGAAGAAGTTAGACTTTTCTGGTGGTGGCGGTGGAATTTCAGTGCTTACGCCACACTTGCAATGACAACTAGGAGGTCTTCCCATTTTTATTCCTCCTTAGGATTGACAGCTTACCCATATAGGACGATACTCCCCGTTTATTAGTATGGCAATCACATAATCACCTGATTGAATATCTAAAGTTGTGTCTCTATTAGAAATAGTAACTAGTATGTCATCAGCCCAAGAAGAGTCTTTGATAAGTATCTGACCCTCAGTTGGAGAGTCAGAAGAAGATGGTGACGCAATACTGGATTGAGCATACCCTTCTATATATATTCTACCGACAACCTCGCCGGAATCTTTGGTGAACGCAGCGAATGGTACGCCATCCTTTTTAATACCAGCAACTCGAACATCATCTTGTTGAGAGTCTTGTATCCATTCTATATCATTGTGACCTTGGTATGAATCTTTTCTAACAGACCAGACAGCGTCTTCGCAGTGAACATTAGCAGAGCCTACGTTCATTCTTCTAACGCCCATATCTCCAGCAAGTATGTCTCCAATATTCATTTTGTAACTCATGTTTCCTGTCATGAGTCTAGTTTCCCAAGGTTGCGCGCCGTCCTTGCCAATGCCTGTGCATATTTCTATATTGTGTGTACCAGTAACGCCTTCTAGCGCGTTATCCCCAATACCAACAGAGCGATTAGTGTTTGCGTTTTGACCAGCTTCGTCTCCAATGAATACAGATCTGTATGAGTTGTCTGCGTTAAACCCTGCGTTAGGGCCAATAAACGTAGCCGAATAACACCCAACAGTATCTTCGCCAGCTTGGTGACCAATGAACACAGATGCATGTTCACTTTCGGAAGAATAGCTTATAGTTGAGCTTCTACCAGCGTGTGTACCAATCATTACGGAGTGATTCCAGCCATTTGAGTTGTGACCAGCCTCATTTCCCATATAAACAGTATTACAGCCTAGCTCACCTATTGTGCTGTTATTAGTGAATAGGTACCTATATCCAGCCTGTCCGTCTTCACAGTTATCTATTCTAGCTGATAGTGGACTTATGTATCCAGCCAAATCAGTAAAGTTAATCTTGCTGTGTACAGTTCCACTAGCCACTGGAATGTAGAAATCTGTGGCGTTTGCTGCGGTATTAAATTTAAGCCTATCTATAGCTAGGTCAACAGAATTTTCTGACGTGCTTAACTCTGTTTTTATTCCACTACGACCAACAGTGTTGAGGCCACCAAGAAGCGTGGCGGAATCCATACTTGTTCCATCACAGAACCTTAAAGATCCAGCTAGTCTTAAGTCGCCGTTCAGTGTCGCGTATGGTCTTTCTGGAGATGCGTCGCTGTATGTACAGCAGGTTGGGTCCATTGGAGAAACATGGTGTTTCAAAGATAGCATCGTATTAGAAGTTAACACATTGTTAGAGTTAGGCCCCTCAAAAACGAAGTCTAATGATTGATCTGGATACTCATTAGCAAGGTCAGTTAATTTTATAGTCTTACTATCTAAGGTTAGTTTATCAAAACCGTCTGAAGACGTGATACAGAATTTACCTCGTGGTAGTGTCAAAATCTTATCGGAATTTTCTGGCCCCATGATTCCGCTCAACATAAGCTGATTGTCAGTACCAAGAAGGAATCTATAGCTGGAGTTTCCAGCATCCATATTATGGCCTATTATAATATTTCTATATCCAGTTGTTAAGACTTCAGCATCACTATAGCCATCCTGAACTTTATCCATAGCTCCTGCACGGTTTCCGATAAGGATGTTTTGCCAACCGCCAGTAACGCCAGAACCAGCCTCACAACCAATAGCTATGTTGTCCGCAGCATTAGTAGCATCTTGTAAGGCATGGCTGCCTACAGTCGTATTTCCAAATTGTCCTTTAGAATCAATCAAGTGTCTGTCATCTGGCGAGTGGTTGCCAACATGTGTATTGCACCTATCATCAGTATAGACTCTATCACCAGATACAGCAAATTTATTGCCGACTAAATCAAACTCATTGCCACAATCATCTAAGAAGAATATGCTTTGGCACTGATTATTTTCTTCTACTTCTTTTACATAAACCTTACCAAACTTATCGCTTGAAGAGACAGTTCCTGAAGATTCTATGATAGATATGGCGGCTTTGTTGTCAGCACTGATTCCACTCCCTATAGTAAGAATTTCATTAGGGTCTGGATGCCCGATTGATATATGGTTTATTTCAGAAATACGTACAGCTTGTTCTTTATCGAAGTCTCTGAACATATTTATGTTGGCTACACGCGAACCTTCTACATACTCAATTTCAACGCCGCTTTTCTTTTTGTTGTTTGAGCCGCCTAGAAGCTGAAGCTTAGCTCCCCCAGCGCCTGTAGTTCTGTTTTCGGGGATTCCCGTGGCTTGAATATTAAATATAGTTTCAGGTAATATCTCTTCTGCATTCCCAATCATGTCGGTTATGCCGACCAAGCCAACATCTCTACTCCTCATAATGGTCAAAGCGTTGATTGGAATTATAGAGTTATCGTATGCAGAAATAGTAAACCTGTCTTTTTTCTGCTCAGTTAAATCATCTACCTGCTCGCCTTCGTCTCTATAGGTTAGATCAAAACCGATTATCTTTTCTTTGTTTTTGTTTTCGTTTAATGTTGTCTGTATGTTGCTGGCATATCTTTGCGTTATGTTGTGCCCAGAGTCTATGGTGGAGTAGGCTATTACATAATCTGACGCACAGCCTGAAGATATAAAGTTTACATCTCCTATGTTTCCTAGCTTGCCGGAAGGAGAGAGAGGGTTAGGTGTTATTAAAGGCTCTTCAGTTATGTAAGCTACATTGTCTACGCATTCTGTGCTGTCGTCTATTAAGTCGGTGCCGTCTTGTATCGCCGTTATTGTGAGTACTGGGTCTATATCACCTCCACCAAGAATTATGCATTCCTCCCGTGGGGCTCTACCGTCTTGAACTTCTGTTGATTTTGCGCTAGCTTCATTTGTTGTTGTGGATGACTCACCTTCGACTAAAGTAGAAACACTTGCCGACCCCATTAAAGGAGCATCGCCACCTCTGTGCTGAGTGTATTCTATCAAGTGAGGTTTTTGATCTAGTGTGTTGGTGTCATAGAGGGGTGGGTTATAACCGGATATTTGAGTTTTGTAAGACCTCGTAGCCTCTTGTTTTACTGAGTCATCCCACGCTCTTGCATAGCTTCCCACACCCAACATGTAGTTTTCTTGAAAAGAAGGAGGCTTTCTTGTGTACGGTAAATCATTGCCGTACTTGTCGCAATAGCGTATATAGAAGAAAGGCTCATCGCCAAAACCCCCGCCGCCGCCGTAAGAGCTCATATTGCTTATGAGTTTTTGACCATCTTTTACGTGCTCATAAGATCTGTTGCTTGCAAGGTATAGGGATTTACTAAGGGCGTTGTTTACTACGTCAAATATTACACCATATCTAGTATAAGTATCGGTTTCGTTCAGGCCGACTATTATATCCCTTTCCATACCAGAAATTTGGTCCATGTGACCGTTCATTACAGAAGATCTTAGATGCGTATTACTGGTGTCGTCTCCGTGGTATGTACCAATAGAATCCTGCTTACGAGCTTTGATATAGCCTGAGTAATGTTGGTCCAACTTTGTTTGTATCGTAGATATTGTATCTTTAGTAGATATAACATCACTAGTGTAGACAATTTCATGTGTACTTTTAAGTAGGTCGTTATCGTTGATACCGCCAAGCATGTCGCTTTTTATGACCTGAACCTTATAGTACATCTCCCCTCCGCCTTTGAGTCTGAGGCGGTGTTGTTTACTAAATTTATCGTGTGGAACAGCGCTGCTGTAAAGCTGTTCTTCCAAAGCGGGGGCCATCCCGCCAATAAGACTACCAAAAGGATATAGGTTATTTGGTCTTGAACTAGTTGGTATCTGGTCTAAGTGACCAATGTAACATCCAAGCGCCGTGCCTTTATCCCAGCCGCCAACAAAATCTACTCCACCAAATATAACATCAACTGTTGGTAAGAAAGTCCCGTTGTCTTCAGAACGACCAGATGAACCAGTGGTTTTTTCAAACTCTCTAACAGCTATTGGGCCGTTGTATTTAACTGCTATAGAGGGCCATGTAAGTTCAACATAGTCAACCCTGCTACCGGCAGGTCTGTTCATATATACAACTGGGAACTTTGCCCAGTATGGATGAATTTGAAGAGCTTGGAAAAATTTTGCATCCTCGGTTTCGTGCATAAAGTAGGACTGAGGATATTGTCTGTTTATGTTTTGTACGCCCCAAGGAAAAGGTCTAGCGGTGCCGCCCTGCCTGTGCAAAGTTTTTGAGTTGTAAGGTATGAAGGTTACGTCTTTAATCCCTTGTTTAGCAATTTCTTTCGACAAAGCGTCTATTATTTGACCAATTTGAACGCCTATAACATCACCGTCTGCATTTACGCTTAGCGGTATTCTAGCGACTAATGTCGCGTCCCATGTAATTGCCTCTTTTGATTTGTTGTTGCCTGTTTGAGGCGCTGCGGTATACTTACGTATAATAAAAGGTATGAAGAAATATAGCGGCTTTGAGTCATAACTTGAGCCTAGTTTTTGTTTTGCCCACTCGGATGTCATCCACACGTCGCCAGCGCCGGGACCTACAGTTCCGCGAAGCGCTACGTCACCAATACCAACCCTAACCTTACCAATAGGGTCTGAGTACGAACCCGGAATATAGTGTTTGTTAAACCCATCTACAAACATATAAGACTGAGGAGTAAACGGTACGTTAGGAGAGGTTGAAGCTCCTGACTTTCTAAGAGGATCAGACGAGTCAGAAATAGCGATTAATTGATCGTCATCTATATCTGTGTTTGCTAAAGAGCCCTTAAATGTAACTTCGTACTCTTTAACAATCCAAGTAGAACCATCTGGTGCCGATTCTGTCACTGAATTAAATATTGTCTCGTGATTTGAGTCTCCTAGCAGTCCGTCAAGTGCAGAATCTACATCTGATAAAGTAGCTGAAGCATTCAACGCGGAAGAGTAAGTGTAGGAAGAAGCTCCAGATGCTTTCCATCCTATTTTCCACTTCCCTTCGTCTCCAACAACTCTTATCTTTTTCCGCTCATTTTTACCACCAGTGCTTGCGGAGCCAGAAGAAAGAGTTAAGCCATGTAGGTCAGGGACAAGGAGGTTATGGTTTGTTTCTCCAAGGTCACCACTAAACGTTATAGTGTAAGAATAACCTGCTGAAAGAGATGATCTTGAAACAGTTACTGTGGTCTTACCAAACGAATCTTCAATAGCCGCCTTTAGATTTGCCTCAGAAACATTGTATGGTATGAGCTGATTTAAACCTTCCCATGAGCCAAATGAGCTATGAGTTACTGGATCTCCGCCATTCTTTAATATAAATGTGCCTCCATCGGCTACAATATCTATCTTTTGGACTTCGTTTATTCCCGGAATAGTTCTGCACTGTGTAGTAGAACCTCCGCCAGAACCTGTGCTAGCTCCTACTAGTGAGCTTGCGTCCACCGTCATTAACGGTATGTCTTTCTTTGATAGAGCTCCTGTGAACTCTATTATAAAGATTCTAGCTGTTATTCCATAGAAGTATTCTGTATTGTCAGATTGCAATACTGATACGGTTGCTCCTATCGCTTCTAGAGCGGCTTGTATCTCACTAGCCGTTGCGTTATAAGCTAATGCAGCCGTTGTTGAGGATGCTGATGCCTCTGTTTCTTTATAAGTTATTGTAAACGTTCCTGAGGTAGCAGAAATTGCCAGCCGCTGTTTTTCATTTCTCCAGTTCTTTCCGGTTCTAATTTCTTCAGAATCTTTTCTTAAGAACACGCCAAAGCAGTCGTTTGTATTGGCTAGAGATAGAAAATCTCTACCTACTACCCTATCTGTCTTTACGTGTCTACCAGACTCTATCTTAACACTTATATTACTGTACCAACTAGCGTGAGCCATAGCGGAATCATCGCCAGACAAATCAGGGGCAACACAAAGTTGAGAATAGTCAGGAGCTAGATAGGTCCAGTGATAATCTCTTTTATAATCCGTGCCACTTGCTTGAAGTACTATACCACCGCCTTCTATTTGTGTGTCAGAAAGATAACCGCAAGGATGGTTTCCAGAACTACACATGCCGCTGGAGGCCAAGTATAGTGTTCTGCAGTCATAGATACACTCTGATATAGTTGTCCAATTTAGATTGGTTATATTAGCTACGCCGCTTACGGTTAGGTCGTTAAAATACCCATCCCACAGAAGACCTCTGCCAGAGTCCCCTATTTTATATATGTTTGTTACGTCTGGGACTATATCCCCTTTAACTCTAGCCGCTGAGGAGTCGTTAAAGTATATTTTTTCATTTATAGAGTTGGAGAGGTGTGCGTTTTTCCACCTATAGTCATATGTAGGTGAGTAAAAACCTAGGTCGTGCATATTTCCTGAGGTTGGCGACAAGGCGCCGTTTACTTGCAGGGTTCCAAAAGAATGGAGGAGTGTAGTATTTACTCCTAACCTATTTCCCTGTAGATCGCCGTATATAAGAGGGTTTGGACCAGATCCGGGAGTAATAGTGCATAGGTCATCATTGTTTATGTCATGACTGGCAACGAATAACTTGTAGTTGTCATCCTCTCCTATGTAGTATCCAGCGCCATGACCAATGGCTATATTGTTGTTTCCTCTTTTGTTAGACTGTAGAGTATAGGAGCCTAGAGAAACGTTATTGCTTCCAAACACATTTCCAGCGAGGGAGTTATATCCAATGGCAACATTTGTAGAACCATATAGATTACAGCTCATGGAATATGTACCAATAGCTGTATTTCTAACTCCGTCGTAGTTACCTTTTAAGGCTGAAAACCCAAACGCTGAGTTGTCTACGCTACTATATCCAGCAAGTTTTAAGCTGCCTAAAGCATCTTCACCAGCCCTTGTAGTTCTGGTTGAGGGAGTTGCAAAGTTCTGAGCCTCTAAATTTTGATCTGCCGTAAATAGATGTACTGAATCTATAATGTCTAACAGATTATCTCTTATGTCTCTTGGAGATATTTCCTGCGTTGAATTATCTGCTAGCTGCTCATTTATTTTTGTTACAAGCGACGGCTTATTTACGATCATTATTAACTACCTTACTTAAAGCTTATTTCTAAAGTACTCGCATCAAACTTTGCGTTGTCCCCTGTGTATATGATTCTAGGGTTATCTAGCTGTGCGTGCATCAAAAGATTGCCAGATCCTACGTCAGCGTGGTCTGTTATAGCTATTCCAGAAACCCAGCCCCAGTCTAAGAGGGCGGTATTAAACACCAGTTGTCCACTATTTCGTATGGTTCCGATGCCTGACGCTATGTCTGTAGTAAGGTGAGACCAAGTCTCATTATTGGGTGCTCCTAAATCTATACGACTATAACCAGTTCCAGAGCCATTAATACCACTAGGAAGTTCAGGTATTGTTTGACCAGTGTTAGAGTCGAGTGGTATACCGCTAGTTAGGGCTAGCGAAATATTAGAAGGTTTACTAAATGACCCTCCTCTAAAAACATGGTTGAGCAAACCAGATTCTAAGTAATCTGAAAGTGCGGCCATTTTAATCTCCTATATGTAATTAGATCCTTGAAAAAGATATCTTTCTAGTTTATATATACACGTAAAAAAAGAACCACCCCCATGTCTGGAGGTGGTCTTTGTAAATACGGCAGTTAAAACCTGACGATTAGAACGATCCCAAAAGAATTCTTCTGTTATCGAGTACGCCAAAGCCCATTTCCATCCAACCGTAGTAACCAGCTCTTTGCTGTCTATGTAGAGTAGGATCTTCATATACCTGAAGAGCCTCTTTAACAGGCATTACAAAGCTGTCATTAGCGGACTGGTCTAAGCCAACAACTAACTCGTCATCTGACGCATGTAAGTCACCAGCTAGGTCTCCTTCAAAGAAGACTTGGTACTCTTGGCCTTGGCCAAGTTCGTCTAGGTCGTGAAGATTCACACCAAAGATGCGGGTAATTGGTGCGCCGCCCTCAGTTGCCGTATAGATCTCACGTCGTGTGACTTCATCTACTTGATCAAGTCCCCAGTTACGCACATCTTCAAGTGCTTCTGGACTAACGTAAAGATCTGTTAAGCGTCCTCGATTGGCAGAACCTGTGTTACCACCGGCATTACGGCGCATAACTGTCTGCATCAATGAAACTAGACGCTTGCTGAACATACCACGAGTAGCATCGCCATCATAAACAAGGATGTTTCTATCTACACCAGCGGCGAGAAGAGTGTGCCATCCGTCGTCATTAAGCTTCTTAGTAAAGCCAGCTTCGAGAACTTGCATTGCGCGACCAACAATATCCCAACGAGCTTCACGAGCATATCGAAGTAAGTAGTCGATAGACGATGTGATGCTGTAGGTTGGAATCATGACGTAGTCACTTTCGACTGCACGTTCAGGAATTCTACCGTGGCCCGGATTCGTATAAGCGATGTGCTCGCCTTCCATACCGGGGGAAATTAAGTCGAGAGGAAATTCAGTTGAGCTTCCAGCTTCGACAGTAATAGTTTCAAAGATGTTGCCAAGAACATCACCTGCCAAAACCCCCTTGCGGAGTGGCAATTCAAGAGCCTTAGCAAACTCTCTTTGCGCTGCTTGAGCAGTGTTGATGTCACCATCGCCAGACTGCTTTAGCAGAGCGATGAATTCATCAGTAGGTCTGTTTGAATATGACATTATTTATTCTCCTTCAAGAGTTAAAGTTACGGAAGGTTGATTTCTACTTTGCAGTAGTTATCATTATCTTTTGCGGAAAGGAATTTTCCAACGACAAGTTGACCGCTGATCGGGGCATATGGCCCAGTTCTTGCGGAAACACCTGAAACCGTACCATTAATATGGGCTACTGCCCATTGACCAGCTGAAGGTGTTCCACTGACCTTGTCAGTTACAACGTATCCTTTTCTAAGAACAGTTACTTTACCGCCCTTCTGAACTTCATCTTTGTATTGATTAAGATGTGTTCTGGTAAGGTCTTTGTTAACAACGTCGTTAAGTAAAATACCAGCTGCTACATCTGTGCCTGCAACCGATGCTTTCGTAACGACTTTGTTTACGCCTTGATCCATAGCTGCGCCTGAAGCTGTACTGCTAAAGTGAACGAGTCCACCTCTAGTAGTTACTTCGTCGCAGAAGAAACTGATATCAGTTTGTAGTTCGTATCTGTCTGCTTTAAGAGCCATTATATCATTCTCCTTAAATTATTTCGAGAGGACATTTTCTGTTAACCACTGGGCTACACTAGCTCTTGTGGACTCCAGTTCATCTTCTTCTGGTGAAGCCTCAACGAGAGTTGCTTCAGAAGATTCTACATTTTCAAAAGTTTCATCAGACGCTTCAACAGCTTCTGCTTCTTCAGCTACTTCTTCAGTAGTTTCATCGGCATCAGCTTTTTTGTCTTTCTTCTTTTCGTCGTCTTCTTTATCTTTTGGAGGGAATTGACCCTTCTTTTTCATTTCTGCATCATTTGGTTTAGCTGCAGTTTTTGTAAGAGCAACAACTTGCTCAAACATTTCGTCTGTTGCGTCTGCGAATGCTGCCAAAGTTTCCTCAGCGGCTTCTTCTTCTGCACCAGCTTCAATCAAAGCGGCTTTGCGTGCTGCAAGTTTAGCTTCAGCTTCTTGTTGTTCAATCTTTGCGATTGCTTCTGCAAGTGCTTCGTCTTTCTTTGCTGCAGCATCTTCAAGTTCAGAAATTTTTTCTTCGGAAGCTTTAGCGGCTTCTTCTAGATTTGCGATACTTTCATCTTTCGATGCAATATCAGCTTCAAAAGCTTCAACCGTTGCTGCAAACTCTTTATCTTTTGCGGCTTCGATGTCTTGCTTCATAGCTTCGTTTTCGGCACGAGCAGCTTCCAAACCTGACTTCAGGTCAGCAATTTGCTGTTCCAAAACTTTAGTATTGTCATTAGACATGTTAATTTCTCCTGAAAATATGGTGATTTTTTCTTCTTCTGAAATGTCAAAAGCTTTAGTAGAGTTTAGAATGACACTTCTTGGATTAGCTGGATTTGAGACCAAGCCTTTACCTGAAAAAGCAATATTGCGTAAAGCCCTACCTATCTTATATCCTTCGTACTCTCCCTCTCCTCCGTAGGCTCTTAGGTGTTTAGTTAAAAACGCCGAAGCCTGATCTCTTTCAAGAAGTTGATGTTTGCCTTGGGGGTCTACTAAGGCATAGTCAAAATCTGAAAATAAGCACTCCATCGAGACAAACCACTTTCCATCTTCGATTTCAGCTATTATGTTTTGCATCCGCTCTTTATTTTCTGGATCTGTCCAGCTATTGTAAAGAACAGCCTCCGTTATAATATCAAAAGCCTCAGGAGATTGTTCCCCTTCAGCTTTGTTTCCATCTTTATCAACAACATAACAACCAGTTATGTGTCCAATGATGTCATTTTCATCATGCATGAAATTAAACTGTTTGTCTTCCGGGGTTTTTCTGGCGGCCCAAGTGGAGTCAGAAAGAAAGACATCATCGTTTTTATTCCATCCAGTAGAAACTAAAACGGAGTCAAGGTAATACAAGTCTACTTGATCTGGATTGCTTCCAGCAATCAGCTTTTCGATGTTAGGGTCTTTGCTATCAGGAAGCTCACTCGCTTTGGCAGAGCTAACAATATTAGCTACTGAACAATAAGCTATTGAGGCTGAACTTTTGACTAAATCGCCCACCCCGTCATCTATCTCTGATTGATATATTTTCATTGTATTACCTCTAGAATACTTATACACAAAATTTTAAAAATAATGTACAAACGCCTTTTTTTACCTTAGCAAAAACTCCAAAAAGCAGCTAAGCGTCCTCCTTCTATACTCGTCTATACTTAAGTTGTAAGTGTCTATGCCTTTAGATGATAAGATCGCTTTGAAGTCTTTTGGGGTTGGGTTTCCTTCAGTTATAGTTTTAAGAACTGACTCATTGGTGACATTAGACAAAACCTTGGTGTTTGTTAGAACAGAAAGCTTAAGGTTTTCTAAGTCAGAAACATCAGACTTTGTCAGTTGTCTAAGGTTCTTTTTATTCTTACTACCAAGATAGGCGGCGTTTACTATTGAGGAGATCTCGTCCCAAGAGTCTTCTAGCCAAACCAACGTCTCAGCAACGCCGGGTTTAGATTTTGGAGTTTCAACCCTTTTCTTTCTTGGTTCCTCGTCCTGTTTGAAAGGGGGTCTACCATTGTCCTTCTTTGGCGATGGTTTGCTTTCCTGCTCTTTGCGGTTCATTTCGGATTGCTTTTCCATTTTTTCCATGTCTTTTTGGTGATTAGCGTTATGGAACGGACTCGCTTTATCTGGTAGATTGTCTTTATCTCTGTCTTTGTTTTCTCTTTTTAGTCTGATCTTCTCAACTTGAGGGATTTCTTTAAATCTTTCTAGAATTGTTTCATGGCTTATAATATCCCTGTCAGCCAATTGAATTAGCAAGTTCTTTTCAGCGGTTTCGTCAGACAGGCTCATTTGGTCAAATTGGACATGCGCGCCCTTCCTGAAGCCCATTGCTTTTCTTACAATCTCGACTTCTTTCTGCCAAAATTTAATAAGCATGTCGCGACCATATTGCAGCCTCTCGACAAGAGTTTTTAGAGAGATGAAGTTATTGGTGAAACCTCCGCTTTGTCCCGCTATTCCAGTAAGTGTAGGAGGAACTCCAAGTCCTGCATAAATACTATTGAGAACGGATGAGTACTTTTCAGAGCCTAAAAATTTATATACTTGGCTATTTGATTCTGTATAAGAAAGCTCAGGCCCCCATACTAATTCCATAGTACCACCACCAACATTGCTGGCTAATATATCTCTTAGCTTATTAATGGCTGACTTGTTAGGGAGTATCTTGTGGTCTAGGTTACCTAAAGTCCACAGCCTAATATTCGATATAGCCCCGTCTAGAGCAGACATGTCAGCAAGTCTCATTTTTTCTAGCATAACAATATCATCAAGTATTGCGTATATCATGGGGTTTGCCCATTGCTTCCAATCGTCTTTCTTGTAGTAGAATACTGAGAGTCTGTCTGGATCTAATGGTATTTGCTTGTCGCCTCGCTCTATTCTTCTTTTTGTGTCTGGAGGGAGCGTGTCTAGGATGTGCGAAGGTATTGATCCGTTCTTATAATTATCCAGAAGCGATGTTGTAGATATGTTGAAGTTCTTCCTACCTAAGAACAAGGAAAGGTTTCCATCCTTAAGCTCTACTGTGGTTGGGTTAAAGAAATTATACCTCCAAGGAATTTCGTTTTGTTTGATCTGTGGTACTTCAACCTTGATATCATTAGCAACAGATCTCATATACTTCACTAGCTCTGGAGTCATATTAGCATTGCTTCTGTATACTATTACATTCCCACATCTATATAGAGTGTTTAAGAAGCGTTCTGATCTTTCTTTACCATCTATTTTTTTAAACCATTGCTTGAAGAATGATTCAGCTGTTTTATTTTCGTGTACCAGATTTATTCCCTGAGAACCAAAATCTCCCATCAGGTCAATTACGTTGCGAATTATACCAACTTTATCGTAAGCGTCCATACACATCTTCATGATGCGTTTTTGCTCTCTAGGTATGTTTTCGTCTGGTCTAAAAGCGTAGTAGTCAGAACTTCTAAATCCGGGTCTAACAGATCTGTTTGGCTCTATACCAATAAAGTTTCTATAGTGGTTTCCTTGAGTCTTTGATATTCCATCATACGCATCTATGTTTTGTCCATGAGAGGCGAAGGCTTTCCCTCTTTCCTCTTCACTTCCCCAAGTTATCATGTTCTGATTATCGCTCATTTTCATCTCTTATCAAACAATTGGAATGTAATTGGAATGGTTACAGTATTATACACAACTAATAGATATCTTTCATATTTTCTGTAAACCAGTTTGGGCCAGAGAAGTCTTCTCCTGACATAGCCCTCTTCTTTTCGGCCTCTGATATCGTTGCAAATCCTCCATAAAATTTGTACTCTGTAGGGGACGGCATCCTAGCTAAGCATCTAGCTGCCATGTTGGCCATTACTAAGGCAGAGTATCGGTCTTTGCGCATCTTGCTTTTTTTGCCAGCAGCTACTATGATCTCAGGAGTGTCCCACCTGTCTCTGCCAGTAGCTGTCTGTGTAATCTGTATCATTGAGAGTTCGTCTTTAAGCTCCTCTATGTCCATAACACACTCTTCTAGCGTGTCGAACACTCTCCCTTTAAGTCCATCTTCAGCATTTGACAAGCCTATGCTCACGGCGTCGAAGTGAGGAAATAAAAGAGCTTTATCCTCAAAGTCTTTTCTCATACCATGATTTGCTTCAGAAAGCCAATCGTATTTAGCAAACTGACACATCTCTAGTATATGTAAGCCTTTTTCATCGTCAGTGTCTTTCTCTTTGTCTTCGTCTATTACTGGCCAGATTGGTTGCTCACCCTGCTGAAGCTTATCTTTGTCGTGTAATGACTCCATAACAGCTATGCCGCCACCCTGAGCATCCATAGCTATATGAATGCAAGGATATCTTTTCATTAAGTCTCTTATCTTCCTAGCGCAGTATGCATAGAAGTCTGTTTCGCTAGAGTAGCCTTGTTTGACCTTTTCTCTATGTTCTGACCTCGTCGTCGTCCAGCAATGAACTATTCGTCTATGATCAGGATTGACCTCTAGTACAACAATTGAGAAGTTGTCTACTTCAGAAGCTGGGTCAACACCAAATATATAATGTTTTTTAGGGTCTCCAATTATAGATGCGCTAAAAGAGATCTCGTCGCCATTTATAGTTTTTATAGGCTCTTGTTCAGATGCGACGCAAGACTCGATTAGGGAGCGCTTGAAGAAGCCTTGTGAGTCTCTGGTAAAGCAGGCTCCAAATTCCATTTGGTAAATACCTGCATGAACTGTAGCTTTTGATCTAGCCACTTGAGCAGCGTCCATAAAACCTTCTGGAAGCAATTCGTATGGTATTCTTATTACAGAATATTCAGTCCAGTCAAAGTCAGACGGTGGATCTTCACCGCCAAACACATCCCTTAGTCTAGACAACTCGCCTTTGCTTTTTATGATAGATTTCCATTTTTTCCAGTATGTTGCGAAATGGTTGAAGTCATAATAAGCTGTTCCGGAAAGTATGATCTGGTTGTCTTTGTTGTTTGCGACAGATTCCTCTTGAGCATCTAGTGATATACCAAGTTCTTCTGCTTTCTTCTGAGCTGCTATTCTTTTAACATTGTCTATTGGGTCTGCACTAACTGCGGCAAAACCGGCAACGACTGTTTCAAATATATCTCTAGGTATAGACGCGAACTCGTCAGATATAATATCATTAGCACGCTGACCACGAATTTTTTGTCCATCACCGAGAGGTAGGCATGTTACCCTGCTATCGTTTAGCCTCATAACACATCTATCGACATCTCTTCTTGGTCCGCTATTACTATCGCATATATCTCTTAAGATAGGAGAGTTGTTCCATATAGTTTCCATGTATTCAAACAAAACTTTAGACTGTCTAAATGCAGCACCGACAACAACAACTTTTCTATTAGGCAATAGCAAAGCTCTCATCATTGCATATAATGAAAGCATAAAAGATTTACCAAAACCACGACTAGCTATAAGCATTGGGAATCTTCTGTTCCACATTTCTTGAAGCATTAAGGCTTGTGATGGTAGGATTTGTATGTTGAATATTTGTTTGCAAAGGAATGAGAAGTATTCCGGCCTAACCATTAACCAAGACAACTTTAGGTGGTAGTCGTCTTCGGTAGGGTTTAACATGTCCATTGGATTGAACAGGTCTTCTTCAGATATATCTAATCCTAGCCAAGCTTCATCTATTTTCTTAAGACTGTTTGTCACTTTAAGCTTTCTATTCCTCTATACTTTCTAGTAGACAGTACACCGTCTGCAAAGCCGTAGTAGACAGCTTCGTTACTGTCAATGTACCAATCACCATCTTTAAGCTTTCTCTTTATGTAAGATCTAACCTTAGACTCACTTAAGTCTTCAAACTTTTCCTTGAAAAACTTACCCTTCATACATTTTTCAATATATATGTCAAGCATAGTGTCTAGCATTTTTAATTCAAACTGAGCCCAGTTTTGCGTGTCTAGGAAGTTGCCAGCATTGCTGCTAGAGCCATAGTGGCACATGAAATATGAGTTGGGCATCATGATTCTAACATCAGCAGCTTGAAGTATGATACTACTCATAGATTCTGCTTGGCCATATGTAATTATTGTTGTGTGCGATCTTGCGACTTTGATAGCATCGTATATAGCCATGCCATCGCCCCAGTTTCCACCAAGGCTGTGCATATGAATAAGAATTGGTTCATTTTTCAAGGAGTCCAAATATCTAATGTTTTTTATAAAGGTGGTAGCCATACGATATTCCACACCGGGATCGTCGTCGAATGGTCCGTGATGTCCATGTAGATATATTTCCCTTTGTTTTAAATCTACACTTTGTCCGTGTATTGAGTCTACGATATCGTTCATTTTTTTCTTCCGACAGTATAAAGCTCGTTAACCCTCTTTAGTAAACTACTAACGGTAAGGAATGCGTTATACTTATTTCCGCAAAATATTACATGGATGTTGTCATATAGCTGAAATTCCATTAAACACTTTAGCATATACTTTCCGGTTATCTTCACCGAGTTTTTGCTTTTTTCAGGTATTCTACTATTCTCAGGAAAGTCTATTAACTCAGATAGGCTGAACTCTAATATTATAAACTTATGCGGAAAATCTTTCATTCTTTCTATTTCTCTTAGGAACGTATGTTTCTTTTGTCCTAGGTTAATAGCTAATTCTTCCACACAGCCTTTTCTTTCTATACATACTTTGTCTTCAAGGCCAACTATTGAATAGTCTCCGGTATCCAGTTTTTGATCTATCATACCAAGACACAGATCATACTCGCTAAAGTAATAACCTTCTTGCTCTCTCGTGTCTCTTATGACAGTGTACTTAGGTGCTCTTGCGTTTTTTGGCATTTTTCTGAGATACTATAGTGTTGAATATGTACTCGTAATGGGACTCAAACCCGTTTACTTTTTCGTGGCATTCACGACATAGGGTTATTCCATTATCAACTTCGTATCTCAATGCAGCGGCGGATGACCACTTTTTAATATGATGTGCTTGTAGTCTGAAATTAGAATTACATTGCGGCATCTGGCATCTAAAGCCGTCGCGCTTGTAAACTTTCTTTCTCCAGTCTTTGTAAACTGGATCGTCATAATTTCTTCTCATGGCACAAAAACTTTTGTTATTCTAATATCGTTTTTAAGTCTTCTACAAAGTGTAGTCGTTTCTAACGAAGCGTCTTGTCTTAGTATTATCTGTATTAGTCTGTATAACGCAATATAACAAGCTCCGTCAGGATCGTCTGATTCGACAAATACTATTGGGAAGGATGTGTTATATTCCTTTAAGTCAAACTTCGTCAGTTCGTATATTATCAAAGTCAAGTCCATGTAGACTTTGTATGTTTTCATTGTATATCATGATCCACCATTAGCTTAGCCAAATCTTCAAAAGAATGTCTAGGTTCCCATCCAAGTTTGGTTGTTGCTTTTGTGTTGTCTCCTCTTAAATAGTCAACTTCAGCAGGTCTGTAGAACTCTGGGTCTTGAACAACAAAACTATCCCAGTCTCCTATACCTGAATGTCCAAAGGCCACGTTGAGAAACTCACGAATAGTGTGGGTTTCCCCCGTGCAGATAACATAGTCATCCGGTTGGTCCTGTTGAAGCATCATCCACATGGCCTCAACATAATCTCCCGCATACCCCCAATCTCTAAATGCTTCGAGGTTCCCCAGACGTAGCTTTGGAAATTTAGCATCTACATCAGATGCCTTTGGATGTACATGTATATGGTCTTCTGAAAAAGTCAGGACAGAATAGTCTTCTACTTGGTGTTTTTTCTTCCATCTTATAAAGTCTCCAATCCATTTAGTAATTTTTCTTGTTACGAATGTTTCGCCTCTTCTTGGTCCCTCGTGATTGAACAGTATTCCGGCACTTGCGTGGATTCCGTACCCCTCTCTGCATAGCCTCGTCATATAGTGTGAGGCGCACTTAGCGATAGCATATGGCGACTGAGGTAGGAACTTAGTCTCTTCGTTTTGATATTTTACTTGATCTCTATTGATATCGTATGAAGCACCAAACATCTCACTGCTAGAAGCTTGATAAAATCTGCATCCAAATAAGCCTAGTTCCACAATAGACTGTAAGATGTTTAAGCATCCTTTTCCTGTTATATCCCAAGTTAGTGCTGGTTGTTTGAAAGAGACACCTACATGAGATTGTGCCGCAAGATTATAGACTTCATCTACGTCATCGTTATCCTTAAGAACCTGATAAACACTATGTGCATCCGTTATGTCCGCTTGAACCAGCTCGAATCTTTCGTGATCCAAAATGTGACTGATACGTTCAGTATTATCTGTACTGGCTCTTCTGTTTACTCCAATCACCTTATACTGCTTATCTAACAGTAAGTCTGCTAAGTGGCTCCCGTCTTGGCCGGTAACCCCGAATACAATCGCTTTCTTCATTTTGGTTCCTTTAATCCTTAACTGTGTCTGGAGTCAGAAAGGGCTGATCCACCTGCCCGTCTTCATATTGGTGGAATTGCCCCAACCGATCCATTTCTTTCTGCGTTGCAAGACGCATCTTTTCCATTTCTATTCCGTAAGAACGTGTTAGCTCCGGGTTGCTGATAAGATGAATAACCCAGCCAGTGAAGCTGTGCTTACTATCCTCGTAACGCTTCACACGCTGCTCTCGCGTCGCCTTCATCTCTTTGAGCATAGAGTTCTTCTTTGTCTGTAAGTCTCTGTAGTCGCGATTCAGGGACTCCTGAGCTGCTCTTAGCGATGCCACTTGCCGTTCTAGGTTGATTACAGTGTCCACATCCTGCTGATCAGGATCAAGAGCCCTCTCCTCGCGTATTAATTCCGTAAATGCATTGATTTGATCCATGTTGCTTTTATTTGTCTTAAGAGACCTGTTCATTAACAGCTCAAGCTTGATCAAGTCAACAACTTGTATTTCTTCTGTAGGAATCACATCGTCCTTAAACTGTGATATGACCCTTGTCCAGTGGTATTTAAACAACTCAAGCTCCTGTTCGTCAAACTGGGCTTTGAGCTCAGGCCAGTAGGGGCGTGTCTCCAGTTGATAAGCCGCCTCTTCTTCAGAGGTCAGCCCCACTTTGAACTTTCGTTTAATAAAGTCCTTGATACTATCAGGGTCTCTATCTAATTGTTCTGCAATTTCCTCGTGAGAGAGAGATTTAACATTCTCCTCTATAAACTTTTCCTCTTTCTTAGAGATACGCCCCTTACGCATGACCATGTTCCTCTAAAATTTGGTAAACACATTGAAGTACTTCTTCTCGTTGCTTTTTTGGTACGTATACATCATTAACGATCTTTAAATAATCTACTCTATACTCTGAAGGCAACTTGTTATTTACGATTCTTTGCATTTCTTTTGTATCTATTTTATCTTGATGATTAGCCTGCAGGCTTTGGGGCGATATGATAGTGTTGTCATTGGAAAGTTGGCCGGGCATTAGGACTTTAGCTTTTTCTTCTTCGTTTTTATTAAAGTGGTTATCTCTTACAAAGTTCTTTAGTCTATTTGATAAATGTACTGCTAGGAAGTTTTCTAGTGGGCGTCCTTCTTGGTATCTGTCAAGGGCGTCCATGCAGATAATAAAGGATTCTTGTTTTATATCATCAACTGTATAGCCATAAAACGTATACTTGGCTGCGGTTCTGTTGACGACGAGCATTATGGTGTCAATTACCTGCTCTTCTGTCATGCTTGGTGGTATCCTCACTCACTAAGCTCCCAGCTGATAGTCCTCCACTCAGTTCCTGTGAAATATTCTAAACAATCTGTGTCTTCATTGTATATGATTGTACCTTTTTGTGCTTTTGGTTTGGCTTTTTCTTTATAAGGCGGATAGGCTCTTACCATCGGAGCTGATAATACAGAGTTCTTGCGAGTTAAATTGACTCTGCGGCTGGAAAGGGCGATTTGTCCTTGGGTTTTCTTTACTGCGTCAATAATATGTTCGTCTGTTAGTATTTCTCTAAGTTCATCCTTGTCTATTGACTGTACTCTGTCATCTTTACGACCTAAAAGGGCGTTTTCTTCGAGTTCGACTGGCGTTGGAGAGTACGCATCAACAGAAGCGATGACACAATGGGGCGATGCGAGTGCGTGAATGTAGTTTTTAGGAGTAATTGACCTAATAACTACGGGGTCGTCGCTATGGATATAGTGAGGTTCCCTTCCTGCGGAGTTGTAGGTAAGGGAAAAGGCGTCTCTTCCGCTATAACAGGCGTGTTCTCTTACAAAATATAGATTTCCGTCTTCAATTTCGGTATACCCAACGCCTTGTTCGGCAAATAACACGGAATTTTCTATACAATTACTGTCTTTTTCAAATTTTTCTAAGTGATAGAAGAATCTTATGCCAGTTTCGTAATGATTTCTTATAAGAACGTCATTGAAACGGCCTTCTTTTGCTCCGTCACGATACTGCGGCGGGCAATGGGCGAAGTTTTTGTTAGCTAGTAAGATTAATCTGTTAGACTTTGAGTCAGTTTTTGCAGATTCTATCTTACCTGAGCTAAAATTATTCTTGCTCTTCAGATTCGCCATCCAAAAGTTCTCCTAAAGACTTGTCCTCAGCCTCTAATTCTTGTTCCACTTCCTTTTCGAGCTTGGCAGTCGCTTTTGTGTACATGCAACTGAAAGCTCGACGTGGTTCTTGTTTGTTTTCATCAGTCATACTGTTCTCCAATCAATTGGAATGTTTGTTTCGTCACTATATTATACACTCCAAGGAAGCAAATTGCACGTTTATGGCATATTTCCACCGAAGATTGTTGCATTTATACAGGTGAGACACTATAATTTAGTAAAAGATCCATCAGATCGGGTTCTTTCACCGAAATATGGCCTAGTAAAATAATTTCTGCTGTCTAGGCATTGCAGCTCTATGGTTTCCATGTGTTACGGAAGATGAGCGGGCTAGAAAACGTGATGGTCAGGGGCGGGTAGGCATGAGATCACCCATCCATGCAAGCTTGTGGACAATACTCGTGAGTTGACGCTTTCTCACAAACCCAGACGCGCAATAGTATTGATGAGCTGCCCACTGATGATGGATCTGTATCCCCATGTTTGTTATTGCGTGGAGGGTAGAAAGCTAGGGGTCCGTAAATAAGGAGGAAGATATGAGAAATATGAGAAGCAAACTTAGTCAAGAAGAAAAGCAGCAGGGTAGAGAGCGTGCTCATGCTCAGGGTATGTACTTCTGCAATATTTGTGAGCGAACCATGGGCAGGGAGAAATTTAGTAAGGATGGCAACAATAAAGCTAATCATGGGGTGAGGACTAGATGTAAAGAGTGTGTTGCGGAGCGTGATCATGAGTATCATATTGAGAATAAGGAGCGAAGGAATCAAAAAGATAAGGATTGGGAACGTCGAAATAAAGAGCACAGGAGAAGATACTTCGATGAAAGAAATAAGATGCCTGATGTTATACTTAGAAGAGCTATGCGTAACAACCTAAAAAGATACATGGCAATTGCAATGGGCGAATCAAAGATTAAGGAAAGCTGGGACTACGACGAGATAGGATGCTCACCAGAGTTTCTTAAAGAATACATTGAGGCGCTTTTCGACGAGAGCATGGAGTGGGAGAACTACGGCTTGTGGCACATAGACCACATCATGCCTTTATCTAAGGGCGGAACGAACCACTACTCTAATTTACAACCTCTCTGGGCTGAGGCTAACCTGCAGAAGAACGACAAATGGGATCATGAAGGTGCTGGAGCAATGATGGGATTCTTAGATTCTAAGAGAAGCTTTGGCGGAAGAAGCATGACGAGGGTATCGAGAAAGATTAGGTAAGACATTCTAATGAGCGTCAGCGAATTATGTCTGCACCACCCCGGCTTTTTGAGAGTAAACAACAGTAATCGGAACTGAAGATAAAAGTGGTGGTATCATCTAAACCAAAGCTATAAACCTGAAAAAAATCTGTACACCGCAAATAGGTGGGGAATGGGGCTCCCACATCCTTATTGAGACACAGTCTCATCAGCAGAAAAAAGATGAGATTATTCTGAGAATATACTCAAGAGTCTATTGACAAATGACGATATATATAATATACTTAAGGTATAAGAGTTAATCGAAAGGATAAGAAAATGAATTTATACGAATGGTCATTGGAAAACGAAGCGTTAGTAATGTTTGTAATCATTCCTGCGTTACTATTACCAGTAGGATTTGTTGTAGAAAAACTTATAGAAAAGTTTGATAATTGTTAAGATTACCCTTGACAAATGCCGATACTTATGGTATACTAAGAGTATAACAATTAAACAAAAGTTCTTGAAAGGGACACAAAATATGATCGTTACTAAAATCGGAAGCAAGAGCCAAGCTAAACTAGAACTGTTCAAGATTGATCGTCGGATCGAAAAGAAGATTGAACAACACGTTAACGAGTTGGGTAAACACAATACCGACATTGTTGAACGTGAACTAGAACAGCTTTGGGCTAAGAAAAGTATTTTAGTTAATTTCATAAATAGTTAAAGTTTACCCTTGACAATAGCCGATAAGTATGATATACTTAAAGCATAACAAACAACGAAAGGTTTGACATGTTTACAGAAATTCTACTTTGCTCAATAGTCACACTACCATTAGTGTTCACGATATACGAAAACAACATAAGGAAAACAAAATGAATTTAGGAACTATGAACGGTTGGAAAGAACAACCAAAAGAATACACAAAGCACCTTGCTGAGTGTGGTACTGAGTACCAAGCAACTATAATTTACAATGAGCCAAACCCTAACGGCGTTGGCCTAGTGCGTAAAGAGCGACAAGAAACACGTCGCAAGTACGACACTGTAGTAACAAAGGTAGGCACGTACAGCGTCAAGCGTACAGAAACCTGTAACGAATGTGGATGTAGCTGGAATAGTTACTCGTAGGCTAGTACTACCTTAACCAATCCTATAAAGCTGGACAACAACAATACACAAGGAGAAACACAATGCAAGATTTCGTAGTATATAAATCAGAAGCAGCACAAGGCCGGTTAGTTGAGCTTGTACAGAATAAACACTGTGAGACATACGAGGTAATCGTTGACGGTATACCTGTATTCAACTGTACCGATTACTCAATAGCAGAACACGAATACAATATGGAGTGCGTATAATGAAGATGCGACGAATACACGCTATACAGATAGCAAGAGAACTACAACGTGTAGAGAATCAGAAGAAGCGCGACATAGATAAGAAGCAGAGTAAACGTCGTGGTATCATTAGTAGATTGATGGGGTATAGAGATGAATAGAGAGAGTGAAGCTAAGGCGATAGCCTACTGTGTACTATCATTGTTGGCGGGCTGGATAGTACTGCTGTTAATAGGGTAGTCTTACCCAATGCACTCGCCTAAGGGCGGCATATACGGTGGGGGCGCGGGCTCCCACCCCCCTCTGAGGTGGGGGATTCTGTAAATAAACTATATTATTTTGAGAAAATGCTGGGAGAGTGACCAGATGTGTCACGACCATGTGCGATAATATATATATAAGAGTTAAACAAAAGGAAAGATTATGAGTAAACGAAATTATCACAGATTGAATTATGACCCTTGGGCGTGGAAACCAGTCGCGCCGGAAACTGCTGAAGAAAAGGCAGACCGTAAACGCCGTGAAGCTATCGCGGCAGAAAAACGAGTAAAAATAAAATCCCTAAAAATATTAAAAAAAGGCTAAAGACCTATTGACAAATTAGCCGATATATGTTATAATAGGGTTATCTTAATCGAGAGGAAATAAAATGAGTTTACCAAATACAGAATCACCGACTTACCTGCAAGACACAATGACCCGAATCTCATTGGCGCTAGGCTATGATGGCGAAAGCAATCAGCAATGTTGGGATTGGATTTATGCAGTAAGTGACCGTTACGGTAATGATGGCCTAGATGAGAGAATGTACGCTTTCTTGACGTGTTACGATAATACGGGATACTTGGCCTGTAGTAAAAACTTCAGAAACTCAGAAAAATAAATTTGACTTCCATAAATGCTATGGTAAAATATTAGTATACAACGAAAGGTAAAAATTATGAAAACTGAAGCTGTAAAAACTATCTTCCAATCAGAAGATTACGGTCTTGAAGACCACACGCTGACAGTCGATAAGATTGTCGAACTTGATGAGAATGGTAACGCAATGGTTACTAAGCTCATCGCTTACGTTGTCGACCCGTTGGGCAGGCCTTTGCTGTTTCATTACTCGCCATATGCACCGCTGAGTGAGTTGCTCAACTCCGTCAAGGTTTGGATTCAATGCGGTTGTCCTAGCGACTGCGACGAAATGGGTTTTCCTCGCAAGTGGGATGAAGCATCATTGCACGCATGGGTAGCAGGTTAAGGAGATTATAAAATGATAGTTGCAGATGAAAGAGCCAAAAACGGCTTAGAGCTTTTCGACATAGACGGAACAGAATCGTTTGAGATGAAAAACGAAACGCTTCGGATGTGTGCGGATGAAGATGGTTCGATATGGTACTCTGTGCGAGGCCTGACCATAAAAGACGCAGACGGAAATACGTTGTTTACTTTATCGTGGTCGGAGAATGGCGTTTGTGGTTCGCTATACGATGACGAGTTGACTGTTGAGATAGAAGAGGAATTTTAATTATGGGTAAACGAAATTACTACAGACTAAACCAAGACCCTTGGAATGATGAAATCTACAAACCCAAGAAACAAGACAAGCCCGAAGAAGGCAAACAGTATTTGTTAATTGGCGATGGCACCAAACCAAGTATTGCAAACGGTAACAGCTGGGAAGAATCAGAGGTGAAGCAATGATTCCACAATGGAAAATGAACGGCAAGGATATGCGATTCAATGGCGAGACTGAAATCGGAATCGTAGAAGTGCGCGACCTGTTTGATGATCTAGTTGTTACGCTATGGGTTGACCAAGAGGAAAGCGGAAGCATAACCGTCAAGAGCTTAGGCGGCATTGGCAATGGTCGCTATGATGTGCAGGTGGTAGCTAGGAAGAAGCCGGCAGAGAAAGGTGAGGAATGGAAGTCTTAGCTAAAACAAACGGGTAGAGCTGGGGTTGACAAAATCGCAAAGTGGGGGCCCGGCGCCCCACGCCCCCCGAGGGTGGGGGTTTCTGAAATACTTTGACTTTTTTCTGGTTTTATGCTCAAGAGCTGTTGACTTTCCTGCCGATATATAATATATTAGAGTCATACAAGTTAATCAATCGAAAGGATTTACAATGCACGTTGAAATTTTCTTTGAAACCGCCGAACTCGCCGCCAACTTCAATGACTTCCCTGTTGTTGCCCTCGATGGTGACAGGGTTGTCATCCATGTGGATTGGCACCCATCGCATTGGGGCGAACTGACCACCGACCTAATGGAACGGGTCGGCGTGGTCGACTGCGATACTTGTGATTTTTTCTAAATTTTCTCAAGTTTCCTCTTGACATTGCCGATAATTATAGTATACTTAAGACATAACAAATTCACTTCAACGAAAGGGTTCATTATGAGCTATCTACCTGAAAACTTCGACAACTTCCAAGAGTCCATCATCAACGGCGGTTACGAACCGCAAGAGCAGGACAATCACCCTGTGGCGGGTGGTGACGATTGGATGTTTGGCTGGGATGCCGAACCTTACGAGGACAATCCCTATGATGGGACTTATAGTGAGGAATAAAATCTCACTTTTCCTCAAGTTTCCTCTTGACATTGCCGATATATATGGTATACTTAAGGCATAACAAATAACACTTTTGAAAGGCTTTTGACTATGTTCTCTAAATTTGACACCAACCCACAATCCGACGAACTGACCGCCGCTGACCTGTACGACGCACAGGCTGAATGGGAGGCGTTTCAAGACGAACACGACACCGATTTCTATGAATGGACTGACGAAGCCATCGCGTGGGAGGAAGGTATGCATCCCGACGAGCTTTACGGCGGTGAGCCTATCATGGATTTACCGAATGACCTGTATATGGTTTTCGACGATCCCGACTATTGGGACTAACTGCCAAAATGGCAGGTGGGGGGCCGGCGCCCCACGCCCCTCTTCGGGGGGGGTAAAATATTTCTCTTTTTTTCTGGAATTGTTAAAGGTTTGGGCTTGTGCCTGCCGATAATATATAATAGAATAAAGGAGATTGATATGACGTTTTTTGTTTTACTTGTTGGTGCTTGTTTGGTTGGTCTTGTTGGTGCGGAGGTTATGAACGCCCAATAAAAACTTTCCAAAAATTCCGGTTTTCCTCTTGACAACCGGCCTAGTTTATGGTATAATGTAGTTATCACAAAGGAGATAATTATGAGCTGGTTCAAATTCAGACAAAACAATTCATTTGGTCACTTCGTCGGGACTCCGTTGATATTTGTTCAGGCAGATAATGCCGCCGATGCTAACAGCATCGCACAGCAAAACGGTGTCTACTTCAACGGTGTAGCCGATGGCGTTGACTGCGATTGTTGCGGGGATCGTTGGTATCCTGTCCACGACGACGACGCACAGGGACGACCTTCGTCGTATGGTTATGGCAACGGTATCACTGTTTACAGCGACGGCGATAATTACATGGACTACTCTGGAAAAGTCTGGAAAGTTCGGGTAATCGGGAAAAATTAATTTGACATACGCTTATCGTATGGTACAATATTGGTATAACGAAAGGAAAGATTATGAACGATAAAACTAAACAAATGCTAGCTGACTTGGAAGCCGCCACGATGGAGGCCATTTGGATTCCTAACGATTTACTGCCGGAGCGTTATCATGATGAGCGTGAAGGTGGTAGAACTTTGGAACGTATCCAAGACGTTTACGAAAACGAAGTAGAACCGAATTTAGAATACCAACGTATTCAAGCCGAGAAAGCGAAACGGGTCGCTAAGTACGCTGCGGAGTATGCAGAGAGAGGCGAGTTCGAGTACGACGTTGACGCTGACCGTCAATACAAAAATGAGCAATCATTTTGTGATGGCCTTGTCGCTGGCGGTATCCTTGACAGCGATGACTTTCTGGAGTAGAATGTTACTTATAGTTGTATTGATTTTGATTTACATGATTGCGAGTGATTACGATGAAAAGTATTAAAATGACAATTAAAGCCGCTGACATAAAGGTGTCAACAGGACACAAACAACACGCAAGCGGGTCAGGCTATCACAGTAATCAACCCAAACGTAAACGTACTAGACAGGCACAGCGTGCCGCTTGGAGGAAAGAATGGTAAAGAAGTTTAATGAATATCTGTTTTGGTTTGGTGCTATTAGCATCGCAAGTTTTGGATCTTGGATTATTTGGGTAACACGATAGGAGAATTGAAAATGGGATTTCCTCAAATTAAAGATGTGACAATGTTGGCCGTAGTTGAGAAGGCTATGCAGAACGACCCCGTCGAATACTGTGGGCGGTTCTTGACTGAGAACAAGCAGACAGCCGACACGCTTTCAGCTCTCGCCGTCGAGATGGCTCGCAGTTGGTTCGAGACTGACGACACCGCTGAGATTGTAGCACACAGCACAATCCTGTCGTCTGTAATGTTCATGACCTATGAGATGCTCAAGGCTGAAGCAGAAGCCAAAGAGCTGGAGGAGTTGATAGGATGAATAACTTTAGTAAAGCAACATCACACGGGGACGCCTACCGATGGGGATACGCCGCCAGTTATGACGGCACCCCAAAGGACGGCAACCCATATGACGGAGCGTTAGAATCAGACCATTATTATTTTTGGAACAATGGCTGGTGGGACGCAAGGCGAGCAGAAGAACAGCGAAGCAAGTACTGGCTAAACTTTGGCCACAACTGGAAGCTGTGGAGCTATGTCGTTCACGACATGAAGAACAACCCCGACAAATACTGCAGCCTGCCATAATGGCAGGTGGGGGGCCGGGCCCCCACTTGAGATTCAGTCTCAATAAGAAAAAAGTCTGGGATTTTCTAAAGTTTATCCTTGACTTTGACGATATATATAGTATACTCTTAGTATAAGAGACGACAACATCACAACCCCTTCAAGGCCTTCATAGCCATTACGTAAGGACAGGATCGGTAAGACGATTTAGGGGTGCATTGAGGCGTAAGCCTAATCCGGTTCCTAGTGAACTTAAAAAAGGACGCAGTGCTTGGTGCAGATGGTACGGCTTGCCATCGTGGTGGTGTCTTATCTTACCCAGACGGGTAAAGGCCGCTATTATTCGCCAGCGGAAAAAGTTCAAAAAAAGTTAAAGTTTGGGCTTGACAATGACGATAATTATAGTATAATTCAAGAGTAACAAACACTAACCACTCACAAAGGAGAATCGCATGAAGATTCAAAAGACGGAAAAGATTGCTTTGGACTACAGCAACGAAGTTTACATCAACACTTACGTTTCCACTTGGTCAGGCAACGTAGAGCTAAAGTTTAATAGCTATGCACCTGACGCATCAGAACACCACTTAGTTCTGACACTACCGCTTGAAAAAGCTCGTGCATTAGTCAAAGAGCTAACTCAAGACTTAGAGAATTACGAACAGGAAATTGCCAGAAAGAAGGAGTTAGAAAATGCCGAAGAATCTAGCTAAAGTAGGAACCAAGTTGCCGCAAGGCACTATCGTCAAAATTGCAAACAACGGTGTAGTTGTTGATAATAACGGCAAACAGTCAACGGTTGACTTTGCCACAGTTGAAAAGGCTTTATGCCAGAAAGGAAAATAGTTATGTCACTATTCACTAAACCAAATATCCGCAAGGGTCAAACTCTTACATGCAAATACCCAAAGCATGGACGAAGAAACATTCTCAAGCGTCACACCGGCGTAGTAGAAGCTATGGGCTGTACGCACAACGGCGTATATGCAACCATTCGCTCAGAGAATGGACAGGTTCGTAGCCTGTCACTGGAAAAGATGATTGACCTCTCTGTGGGCTAATCGCTTTCCTTTCGTGAGTGTGGCGGGCTAGTCTTTTTCGAGAACGGGGCTAGCTCGCCCTTTTACAAAACAATATCAGGAGACGCAGCTATGAACGACGACACAATTTTATTTGAAGAATTTGAAAACTACTGGTTTGAAAGTCCGGAGTGGGAGCAAGAATATCACGCATCACTAGAGGATTTAGAAAACTGGGAATGGGAAGAAGTCGTATAGACTTAGGTAGCCTTGCATATGGGGGTTTGGTCGTTTGGCCGCTACCCCCGCAAGGTCTGCCAAAATGGCAGGTGGGGACCCGGCCCCCCAACCCCCTCTCTGGGGGGAGTTTGCAAAATAGTTCAGGATTTATTAAAGTTTTCGCTTGACTCTGGTCGATAATATAGTATACTATTAGTATAAACCATGAAAGGGAAAATTATGATTGACCGCAACCGGCGTGTATACGTCTATTACAATCTTCACCGTAAAATTTGGAGTGTCCGCCAATCAGGCAACCGCGTAGAGCATCACAAAAATATCTGTTTGCGTGATGTTCGCTATCTAGTACAACCAGCAGGCCGCAAGCGTGTAATAAAATCAGGCGTCAAAAATGTTCACGCAGGCCTATCCGGTTATATGATTGACAGCGTACCCGTTCCCGTTGTCAGTTTTGACGTTACCTACAATCCATTTAAGTATAAAACATTCGTTAACACAGAAGACCACGAACCGCAAGATTGGTCAGAGTATGCCTATCTATCATCGGGCAAGGGTTGGAAAAACGTAGAAGCTATATTTACTAGAGAATATTTTTCAGAAAATACTAAAGTTTCCGCTTGACAACGCCGATATATATAGTATAATGTTAGAGTATCACACAAAGGAAAATAACATGCTAAAATTCAGTAACGCAAACGCCAAAACAAAAGCACTCGCCAACGACTCAGAACTCGCAGAATACTTGACTGACAAGCGTAAAATCTATTCGCTTGACTTGCTATCAGGCCATTCGTGCCCATTCGCTCACGAGTGTCATTCTAAGGCCGTAGAATTATCCAACGGCAAGCGTAAAATCCAAGACGGTAAACATACAAAGTTCCGTTGTTTCTCAGCGTCGCAAGAAGTGCAATATACCAACGTGTATAACTTACGCAAACACAATTTTGACCTATTGCGTAAAGAAAACCACGAACAAATGGTAAAGCTAATCAATAGTTCACTACCTGAAAACGCCGGTATTGTTCGCATCCATGTAGCAGGTGATTTTTTCAATCTTCCCTATATGCACGCATGGTATACAGTCGCAGCATTAAACCCTAATGTGCTATTCTATGCCTATACAAAGTCGTTGCGTTATTGGGTAGGCGGAATAAATGAATTGCCTATCCTACACAATTTTGTTTTGACCGCCTCATACGGTGGACGTGACGACCATATGATTGACGAGTTCAATCTACGCTCAGCCAAAGTCGTATTCAGCGAAGCGGAAGCGGAAGAATTAGGTTTGGCGATTGACCACGACGACAGCCACGCAGCGAAGCCATCGCTACGAGATGAGAGTTTCGCACTACTCATTCACGGCACACAGCCAAAGGGTAGCGAAGCATCAACCGCACTCAGAGAGCTTAAAGGCAAGGGCTCATATTCACGAAAGAAAAACAATTCACTGGAGGTAGTAACATGATTTAGTAAAAGGAAATTGCCTATGTTTCAATTAGTTGTTGTTGTCCTAGCATATATATGGGCGGCAAGTTATTTAGACAATCAAGAAAATGGAGAATTATTGAAATGATTAAAGTTGGAAATAAAGTTCGCTTCACTTACTTAAAAGAAGCACAAAAGGGATTAGTCAACGGAATCCTTACAACAGATTACGCCGCCAAAGCGGAAAACTATAAAGGTAAGGTTGTTGAAATTCGCTCCCTTAAAGATCACCCCGTTTCTAATCAGACGTTGCGTTATGGCAACATCAAAGGCGACAGGTCGGAGAACCTGATTACCGTCGAGCTTAAAGACGGGGACACCAAAGCGTTCTACGATGGGCGCATGGTGAATCTCAAGGTTAGGAAATACACCTAGCCGGAGGGCGGCAAAGGGGGTTTGGTCATTTGGCCGCTACCCCCGCCGCTTTTTTTTGGGGCTATCTAGTTGTCAAGGGAACTTAGTTTGTAGGTCGGAGGCAACCGCGTATGCAGTCTACAAACTGCCCCAATTTTTACTACCCCTCTGTCGGGGGGCGTGGGGGGCCCACTCCCCACTTTTTTGGTGGGAACCCCATCCCCCTATTGATATTGAGTCTCAGTATCATCTAATGCTTTCCTATATAGTAATTTAGTAATAGCCAGCGAAAAATGGTTGACATTGGGAAATAATATGGTACAATGGTTATAGTGTTGCGTCTATCCGTATCTCTCTCTCATCGTCTCTGTGTCTCAGTCAAACCCGCAGGGTCAAAGTAATTTAGTAATAGCCAGTGAAAAATCGACTTTTTCATAAAGAATCATTTGACATGTGTCGATAATATAGTATAATGTTATGTTGAGTCTTGTCTCGTCTAATGTAAGAGGGTCAAGCGTTTATAGTATAGCCAGCGAAAATGGAGGTTTTTATGAAATCTGAAAATGGCTTATTATCAGCAGGTACTATGATTAGTACAGTGCTACTTACGATTGCGGCAGATAGATTATATACTAACGAGTCGCCCCTATTTTATATAGTAGGAGCGTGTGCCGTATTCCATTTAATTAGTTCAATTACGAGGATTGTAAAATGAGCAAGGGTCGCAAGACGTGTCCTGAATGTGGGACGGTCAATGGAGTCCGTACATATTATTGTAAGGAATGTGAATATGCGTTTCCAATGAAGAAGCGCCCCAAGACTGTCAAGCGAGAGGTGAAGGATTGGAGACTATTAGAGTCTGGTGAATATATTAGAGTCGTTGGTCGTTCAGGTACTTATTATATCAAGGATGACGGAGAGAAGATATATATGTCAGACGCTGGAGTATATATAGTGAAATCCGTTGATGCTAATGGTATTGCAGTTACTGGCGCCAATAGAAACGTAGCGGGTATCAATTATATCTATATGGGCAAGAAAAAGAAATCTAATCTATTAGATAATTTAATACAGGCTCCACACAAGATATATAAAGTATGCGCACCTGCTAAAAGGTAACATATATATTCGCCCATTTTGGATGCTTTTGCGGCAATTTGTGACTATTTTTTATAAAAAAACATTGATTTTGAACATTACTATTATATAATACAGGAGGAGGATGACGATGATGAATAGAGATGAGTTTGAACATATAATGAATGAGGCCGCCAACGATTTTGGATGGTGGTTCACGCCTATGGATGATTCATGGGAACTATGGAACGAGATCGTTACGAAGCCTGACGATTATCCAGAACCAGTAGTAAACGCGCTATTAAACATGGATACACAGGATAGATTAATATGGCGTACAGAATTAGCAGAGAAGGGATATGAAATGACTCCTATGCAAGTAGATCAATATATGTATATCCTAGAAATGGCTCGTGATGGCGGGTTTGTATAATATTATTTACTTATCGCCGGTCAGCGTGGTACAAATCCCAATTCCGTACTCCCTTGACATATAGATTTCGTATGTTATATTGTATAGTATGTATTATATATACAGTGTTATATCTCTATGTATGTATATGTGTATAATGTTATTAGTCATGGTCAACAGTCCCACTGTTTTCTCTGACTAGGATAGAAAATGGGAGAAAATCCCACATTTAGGATATATTATGAACATTTTTGTATTAGATAATGATATTACTAAGGCTGCACAGTATCACGTTGACAAACATGTAGTCAAGATGCCTTTAGAATCTGCTCAGATGCTCTGTACTGCACGTTTGTTGCTAGGTGAGTCATCTGAGACTGTACCGTATCGTAAGGCGCATCCTAAGCACCCATGCACATTATGGGCGACTGAATCAGTAGACAACTATCTATGGTTGTGTGATCTTGGTTTAGCGTTGTGTGATGAGTATACATATCGTTATGATAAAGTACATAAGTGTGAAGCAGTTATCAATGACTGTATAGATAATATACCAACCATGCCTGATATTGGTCTAACACCACATCCGCAGGCTATGGACGACTACTGTAAGTTACCTGACGCTGTTATGGGCTATCGTAACTATTACAACAACGAGAAACATCACCTGTTCAGTTGGAAGAACAGGCCAACACCTTACTGGGTTACATACAACGAGGGAGTTACAAATGAGTGACATAAAGAAAGAAATGGATGAAGTGATTAACGACTTGCAGAAGCAGGGACTAAATCAGCATAGCCACAAGGGAGTTGCAGACGACGAGTCTATGACTGGTCTTGGAGATGTAGTTGAGAATACGCTTCAAAAGTTTGGAGTGACAGAGGAGAAATTCAAGAAGTGGTTTGGACTCAAAGAGTGCAACTGCTCTAAACGTAAGGCTTGGCTCAATAATCTGTTTTCTTGGAAGAAGCGTGTCAATGAGGAAAGCTGATATTGCATTTATAGCGACAATGCTCACAATCCAGCTACCACTATTAGCATCACTGTGGGTTTTGGCTGGATATATAGCTGTAGGAAAAATTTACAAAAAGATTAAAGATTATTACTTGACATTGACGATACCTATTGTATAATTCAAAGCGTAACATAAACTATTGACTTGAAAGGTTGAAAACATGAACGACTACAAAACATTGCAAATGACTGCTGACAAGAACGAAGGTTCCTTTGTGCGTAACCTACAGGGTGCAACTGGTACGGGATTCCAAGAGAACACACACGTTCACAAAGACTGGTGGAAAACTACCATGAGCTATGAAGATGCTCTTGAGGTAGCTGAGGACGCAGCCCGTGACCGTGAGGACATCATGGCTAAGGTCAGCGACATTCAAGGGTCAGTGGATTCCAACGACAACTTTGTGTTTATGGTGGGCGACAGAGAATTCGCACCAACTGACCATTCATTACAGCAGTTTTCTATACGCTCTAAAGTACCAAGCTCTACGGTATTGCGTGAGCTGCGTGGTCAGGAAGATTACGACGCACAGGACGCAGACGTTATGGCATACTTGGCTAACAATGCTCTGCGACGACTAGATCAGGACAAAGTGTTCCGTTTACGGACATACACTGATGGCACTTGCCGTGCATTTGTTACTGACAAATACGCACCTATCGACAACCGCTGGTACTTGGAGACTTTGCAGGAATTTCTACCAGAGGGTCGATTGTCTCACTGGCGTGGCGATGAGGATACTATCTACGGCAATATCCTACTACCTGATACCATCATGGACTACGGCACTGATGACGATTCTGACTACGGTGGTATGATTAGCATTGGCAACTGTGAGATTGGTAAACGCCGCATCTCGCAAACCCCTAGCCTTTTCCGTTCTATCTGTCTCAACGGCTGTATCTGGGGACAGGTCAGTGGCAAGCAAATTCGTCGTCGTCACATTGGCGAGATCGACCTGCACGAACTCAAGACAGAGATTGCTGAGAACATTGAGTACCAGCTACCATTACTGCCCAACGGCATCACTGAGTTCCTGAAACTGCGTGAGCTTGACTCTGGCGGGACATCCATGAAGCACATCATTGGTGCTGTATGCAAGGATGAGCGTATCAACAAGCGTGAAGCTACGACCATTCTGGAGCAATATGTGAGCTACGAACAGCATGAGCGTAACCTATTCGGTGTCGTCAATGCTATCACCAGAGCAGGGCAAGAGCTAGACTCAGCCACTTGGGTACGATTCGATGAGATTGGTGGAAGTCTCGTTGGTACTACAGACACGCGCTGGAACAACATCATCAAGCGTGCAGAGTCTCTGACTGACAAAGACTTTGAGAAGATATTCATGTTGAGCGCGTAAGCGCACCTTTCGTTGAGCCAGTGGCCTGTTGCCTTTATCAGCGGGTCACTGGTTTTTTGTCTCGCACAAACTAGAAAGATCAACGAAAATAACTAAAGAAAACACTTGACAACGACGATAGGTATTATATAATGTTAAGGAGCGTAGTAATTGACAACGATATGTTGCGATACTTAGCCAAGAGAATAAACAAGCACATTGAGGATGGTGGGAAGATAGACAGATCATTTCTATCAAACGCCATCTGGGATTATGAGAAAGGTAAACAATAATATGAAAATTGGATTAGACAGTAAATACTCAAGAAGAGTAGAAACCCCCAATCTAAAAGGCGGCAAAAGAATACTAATGACTTGCGGCGGTGGAATGGCTGGCAGTAAGTGGTACGAGTATGCAACCGACATAGATATGGAAGGTGAATTTGTTGATGTCCTGACTTTGAGTGGTCACAGTAAGTTACTTGGCAAGAATCACATTGTGAAGATTGAGGATGTTGACTTTCATGGTCAGGTACTAGACTATGAAGGCAAAGTTACCATTGAGTGGTACGATGTACTCAAGGGTAGCGAAGTAGAATATATCGACACCGAGTACACTATTCATGGAGTTTGCTTACCTAAGCCATCTCACAGTAAAAGCCTACCAAACTATTACGATAATAAAAAAGTTTTAAGTTTTATGTAAGGGGAGTTTACAACATGGCTAAAGTAGTAATTGAATTAGAATTTGATGCGAGTAATGGCCGCAAGGTATTGAACTGTGATGTTTGGGATTACCTTGAGGAACTGATTGAAAATGAGTCACTGGACTATACTGTGCATGACGGTGATGAAACTTACGGGGTACTAGATTATAAGGAGGAAGTATGATTAACTATTGTGTAAACAAGCCTGAAGACGAGATGAAAGTCAATGAGTTCATATGGGAATTGCGTGACTTAATGGAGAAGCATGGAGTTTGTCTTAAAGTAGAGGAAAACTTGGACGATAAGCAAGTGGTAACTTTCTCTGCCTATCAAAACATCAGAAACCCTGATTTTGATGAGTGCCTTTGGTTTTGTGAGATAACTGACATGTGGCCTTTTGAGTATGAATTACTAGATAATGGTGAAATTGAGAAAATTGGTTATTGACAAAGACGATTAGTATGTTATAATACTGATAGGAAGGTGGCTGAACGCTGTTGCTAGTAACAGTAAAGCACAGAGGACTTTTGAAACGATGGTCAAATGACTGAGCTAGAGTCGTCTAGGTACTAGTAAGGTTAAACTAGCCCTGAAAGTTGCAGGTAAATTATAAATCCTGCCCTTCCTTTTTTACTGGCGAGGTCACAATTCCGGTGTGATCCAAAACCGTAACCGAGTAAGTGACATTTTGAGTTTGTTGCGCTTACGTCAAGTCGGATAAGCCAGTTTTTTTACTAAACATTAAATATAAGGAAATCAACATGGGATTAGATCAATACGCAACTGCTCGTAAAGGCGAACCGCGCAAAGTAGCGCAAACGTGGACTACCACAGACGAAGACGGCAATGAAGAAGAAGTTGTAGAATACTACAATGAATGGGATGACACTATTGAATTAGCTAATTGGCGTAAGCATCCTAACCTACAGGGATGGATGCAAGAACTTTACTATGAAAAGGGTGGAGAGGGTGAGTTTAATTGTGTTGACCTTGAGCTGACGCTTGGAGACTTAGATGCACTAGAAGCTACTCTTGATGAAGAGGCACTACCAGAAACTGCTGGTTTCTTCTTTGGTTCAAATGCTGACGATTATTACGCAGAAGCAGACCGTGAGTTTATTGTGCAGGCTCGTGCCGCAATCAAACAAGGTTATACTGTAGTCTATCATAGCTGGTGGTAAGGAGATTGAAGATGAGTAAAGATCACTACGAGGAGAATGATGAGCGAATGAATGTAATTGGACAGAATGGTAACGATGGCCTTCACTACGAAGAAACCGCTAAAAAATGGGCTACACACAGAGAAGCCTGTGAGAAGATTGCAGACATGGAGGTTGAATCCATGAGTGTTGAAGAGCTAAAGCAATATGTTTATGAGGAATTAGTAGAAACCATGTATAACTGTAGCGATGTGTTTGAATATCATGCAGAAAAATGGGAGTGGACAAATGAGTGAAAGTATTATAAAAGATGTTTATGTTGGTGAGTATGTGTTGGTTCAGATGGTTGATACCACTGTTGAGCTTACCGTAGCGAACAACGTGTACAGCCTGACTGAGGCTACAGAGCTAGAGCAGGACTTGTTACAGGCTCTCTACACACTACGCAAAGAAAAGATACTGAAGGAGATTGGAGATGAGTAGCTCCATAGAATACGACAAGAAATACTGGGATTATCAAAGTAGAATTGGTCGCATAGGAGGGATGCTAAACTTATTTAAGTTTGAAAGTCACATATCGCCCAATGATACTGTACTAGATTTTGGTTGTGGCGGCGGTTATCTGCTTGAAACAATCAACTGCGAAAAGAAACTTGGATTTGAGATTAACGAACACGCTCTCAGCAGGGCGCGCTCAGTTGGCTTGGAGGTCACTGACGACTGGGACTGCATAGAAGACGGGTCAGTTGATACAATAGTCTCTAATCATGCGCTTGAGCATGTGATGGAGCCTCTGAGTGTGCTTAGTATATTATACAAGAAGCTAAAGGTTGGCGGTACGATGGTGATTGTCGTTCCTTGTGAGCAATTTGGGCAAGAGCAGTTTTCCTACAAGGCAAACGATGTGAACCAGCATGTATATACATGGTGTCCACAAAGTCTAGGAAATCTGATTAGGCACGCTGGCTTCAGGGTTGTCATGTGTGACACACTGCACCATTGCTGGACTCCTGACTTCGAGACTGCTTACGCTGACGATAATTACCATGACAGGTGTGTAGAGCAAGCACGCAGTACGGGTACTTTTCAAGTGAAGGCTGTAGTCAGGAAAGACTAGAGAAAGTGTATATATTATAATAGAGAGACATAAGAAATGTTGAGGGATTTAGTTGACTTAGTTGCTATAGTGTTATGCTGGTACTTAGGAGGCTATATCATTGGTTACTTTTTGATATACTTATTACATTGGATAGGATTAATATGATGGAAATGAACAACTTGAAAGATTACCAACTTGAGATTATCGACAGGGCTTTGCAGGTTCTGGTAACAAACTACGACGACCATGACCTTGAGGCGTTGATGTACTCTGGGCTAGAGCTAGAGTCAGAGATCGACCTGATTCAGCGAAAGATCGAGATGTATCAACCAAAGCATCAGAATCAAGGCGGGTAGGTATGGCGAGTGAACGAGCCTTTTGAAATTGGAGATTTTGAAATGTTGGATTTTCTTGTAATGACTGGTTGTGTGTATGTACTGTTGATTATATTTTACAAGTGGAGAAAAGAAAAAATAAATTAGTAAAGGACTAAAGAAACCTAACTGGATGGACGATACTGTATACTAGGAACAAACTTTTATATAGGAGTCACATTATGATAGGTAAAATAATTAGCATTAGTTTGTCGCTGCTTATAGTCTGGTCGCCACTTGATAGAAATTCCAAGACGGGATTCTGGAGGTTAGACAGAATATATAAAACGTATAGTAAGTTGGTAGACAAAGAAGAAAGAAAGCAAGAAAGGCAGGAGCATCGTGAATATAGACGACTGGAACGATCTGGGCTTTAACCCAACAGAAGACGGTTACTTTGCTTCAGCCGCTGAAATAAAGCAGAGGATGATTCAGAGAGAAAAAGATTTAAGAAAAGCGAAATTGATGTTTCTTGGATTGTCCTTCCTGACAGTAGTCGTGCTTTCTACCGTGATATACCTTTTGGTATAATTTTTATAAAAAATGTTGACAAACAGTATTCCTATGCTATAATACTTTGCAGGAGGATGAAGATGAAAAATGTAATTTTAGAGCCTGAGTGTAGGATATGTGGTCAAACACAAAAGATAGAAGTCAGAGAAAGAGACTATATCGAATGGAGAGATGGGGAGGATTTAATACAAGACGTATTGTGGTATTTAGATGATGACGCAAGAGAAATGATCTTGAGCCACACATGCGGAACCTGTTTTGACAGGATGTATGGAGATGATTAAAAATGTTAGTTACATGCAAGCAACTATCTGAGATACTAGACGTTGAATACTTACAGGCCAGTAGTATATTGAAAGTGCTGACCACAAAAGGTATTGCTACAGAGTCCTCAACGATAAAGAAAAAGAATCGTGGACGACCTACGATAGTTTATGATGTCCCAGATATTACGAGCATAGACTTAATAACAGGAACAATAACGGGAGGACAGGATGGCTAAGTTTTATGTTAGCTGTTTAGGAATAAAGGAGACTGTTTCGGCAGAAACTCCAGTCGAGGCTTGTGCTAAAGTTTGGGACAGGCTTGGCTGCGCAACGGCTGGAATAAATTGGAGAGTTTCCGAGAGAGGGTACTCTTGGCACATGGAGGATGTGCTTGTGGACGACCTTTTGATAAATAGATACCTTATTAAAAAATACGAAGATGGAGAGTAAGTCTATGCTCCCGTAGCTCAACGGATAGAGCAACGGACTTCTAATCCGTAGGTTACAGGTTCAAATCCTGTCGGGAGTGCTTTGATTATGAGAAACATACATATTATATTTGAATACAGATTTTCAGAGAAGTTCACTGAGTTTGACTACGATGTCGTTGGAGCTTTTACGTCACTAAATAAGGCCATGTCAGCTTTGGAGAAACTACCACCTGAGACTGAAAATAAGATATACGACGTGATGAGTATACCAACAAACAAAATAATAAATAACGACAATAGCGAGGTAATAGAGGTCTTCAGTGATGGGACAGCCGGAGTTGTTGTGGAAAACTTAGTAAAACAGGGCTTAGTGGAACCGCTAGTCGGAGAAGATGGGCAGTTCTACTTTACTCTGACTGAAGAGGGAAAAAAGGTAGCAGAGGAAAAGAAGAAGAAGAAGAAGAAAAACGGGGGTGAATTGGATTCGACTGATAGTTAAAACAATGATTGCATGTAGTAGTTGAACGAATGGCTACTGTAAAAATCGTTCAAATTTTTTAAGTGCAGAAGAGAATTTCTCACTAGCCGCCTAGCGGCAAGGGTATCACAGCCCCGCAAACCAAATAGTGATGACTCAGATAATTCTGATAAAGATTATGTACTTGAACTAAATACATATGATGGCAGTAAACTGCCTGACTCCGATAATCGGATAGCCTAGTATAGTGGGCGATAACAATTATACTAAACATGTAGAGTTTATTGTGGAAGCTAGGCAGGACGGCGGTTCGATTCCGCCCACCTCCACTCGGATAACAATAAGGAGTTGAAAATGGTAAAAAGAAAGACGTTGGAGATACATGAGGTTGGGACAAAAGTCAGGTTGAATGACGACGACCTTGTGGCAAAGATTATAACAGTTGCAATACACGCTGGAGATGTAGTCCAGTATGAGTGCGCTTGGTGGACAGGTGAAGCCAGAACCAGAGATTGGTTTTCGGTAGATGATATTTTAGAAGTCATGTGCGACAAACCAAAGAGAACGATAGGCTTTCACAATGAGTAAATTCAAGTTTGAAAAGTATGATGACCCCTTTAGGGCTTTCAATATACAGATGTCAATAATCTGCGACTTAGAACAGGGAGGCAAGATTGATGAGAACGAGGCTTTCGACCAAGTAAAGGCTCTATACAAACAGTTTAAGCACTATTTCAAACACGAACACGAAGCAACTTCTGTTCTGGAAAACAAAAAGTATTACGACGACAACAAATATGTTTACAAGGAGGATAGTCAGAAGTGAGAATTGGTATCATATCAGGGTATTTCAACCCGTTGCATACAGGACACTTAGACTATATAGAATCAGCTAACCAGAACTGTGATCTTTTGTACGTTATTGTGAACAGTGATAAGCAGGTAGAGATCAAGGGTAGCGAAGTGTTTATGGATGAGGAGAGTAGACTAAGAATTGTTAAAGCGTTACAATCTGTAAACAGAGGGTTGATCGCTAAGGACGATGACGGGACTGTAGTTAAGAGTATAGAATGGATTTATAATTGGAACAAGGACGATCCATTCATTGATTCATTTGTGTTTATGAACGGCGGTGATAGAGTAGCAGGCAACACGCCTGAAGAAGAATACTGTCGAGAAGTTGGGATTGAGACACTGTATAATATTGGTGGTGGTAAAACAGAATCATCAAGCAGACTATTGGAAAAGAGTAAAATTCGTGGCGTATAGACCATATAAGACAAAGAAGATTGTAGAGCCGCCTAAAGATCTGGTGATAAGATCGCAGGCAGAGCCAGTCGCTAGGTTTATGCTAGAGGGTAGACGGGAAGAGTTAGTAGAATTGCTGATGGAAAGTTTGATGTCTAAATACTATCAAGATAAGGACTTATACAGGCAACACAAAAAATTTTATGAGAATAATGTTGACAAATAAGGAAAATAAGGTATAATACTTACATGGAAAGCAATATTACAGTAAAGCCGTGGGGATTTTACGTCGATATTCTTAGGCAGAACGATGTCGTAATGAAGAAGATCGTAGTGTTCCCTAACGAGGAATTGTCTTACCAGTATCATTATAAACGTGAAGAGTTCTGGTTTGTTTCGTCTGGGACTGGCGTGTTTACGTTTGATGATGAGGATTGTAAGGTAAGCTCTGGTATGTCTTTGGTAATACCGCTGGGAAGCAAACACATGATTAGAAATGATGGCAAGGAAGACTTAATCATTTTTGAGATGCAGTGTGGAGTATGTGAAGAGGACGATATAGTTAGGATAACAGATAAATATAACCGTTAATAGTAAAAGGAAATATCGTGAACGAATTAAAGAAAAAAACCGTAAAAAGTAAAGCAGTGCCAAAAGAGCAACGATCAAACAAGGAAGTGCTACCAAGTGACAGGGAAATACTGGACACTTTGTATAAGCATTACGGAAAGCCCGAAGGCATTATTAAAGAAAAAGTTAAGCTATTCAAAGAATACACGACTCCTGCTGGCTGGAAAAGACCGGATTGGAAAAAAGGTGACTACCAGTTAGGTCGTGTTAATATATATGTTAAAGATAAAGACCATGACAAATATATGTTCGGTGGTTCAGCTACAATCCCAGAAGAAGGTAAAGGTAGCTGGTTTGTAGGTGTTAGTCAGACTCACATAAAAGTATGGATTGGCGGGAGCGTCGATGCTATACTGGAGATAGGGGAATAAAATGGGTATCATAAGATGGGTAATAGATTTTTTTAAGGGTGGTGACAGCGAAGTAGAAGTCATACCAGAAAATGAAACCCCAGAAGAAAAAACAAAACGAGAACAAAGACAAGAGGCTCGCCGTAAAAGGGCAGAAGAAAGACTGGCTAAGGTCGAGGCTCGTAGAGATTACCGCATAGAAAAGATAAATGCGCTGAAAGAAAAGATATATGCTGTAGCGGCCAAAAGGAAGTGGTTGTTTTTTATTATTGCGGCTGCGATTGCCGCTTATCTAATAGTAAGTTATACTGGTTTTGGAGGAAGTATACTTAGCGGCGTTAAAGGTTTATTCTAATGATTACTCCAGAAGGCTTGCACGACGAAGCTATTGTGGCTGATCTTCATTGCCACCCAGCTATAAAATCTTCTATATTCCATAGGGACTTAGGCTCAAGGAAAGAGAAGTTTCTACCCTCTCTGTTCAAAAGGGCTTTCTGGCCGTTATCTAACAGAGCGTCCTTTCCAAAGATTGCGGATGGCGGTGTGGATATATTACTGTCAACTGCGAACACAACTGGA